TTCTTCTTTTTTAATTATCCCTGAAATTGCATTTTTATAGGATTCATAATCATCTTGAGATATAATTTTTTTATTAAGTAAATCTTGATAATTTTTTAATTCTTCTTGATAGCTCCATTTTTTATATTCCAAATCAGATAAAGTTAATCTTTTAATTTTGTCTGTTATCTCTTTTTGCATTTTTAATTTTAATTGTTGAGTCTTTTCATCATCACCGTCATTTGTTTTTATTTGAATCGTTTTTTTGGTTTTATCTTCAATTTGATTAAATTTTTGAAAATATGAGGGCATACCAATTAAATCATAATCAAAATTGATACTTGGTTTTGAAAGAGCTATAATATCTTTAATTTTATTTATTTTGTTTTCAATTTCCTGTAGTTTGTTTTTATAATCGTCTTCTCCATCAATGCCAAATTGCAATGATATCATATGTTTTAATGCTTGTTTTCTTTTTATTAAAGCATTAAGTTGTTGTTGATCTTCACTTATTTCTTTTCCTGTATATGGGTCTTTTCTTCCTGCATAAACATCAACAATTTCACCAATTGATCTCTTTGCCTCAAGAAAATTTTCAACAAGTTTTGAAAATCCATATCCTGTTTTTTCTAAAAGTTGATTCATACTTGTCAATAATATAAATGCTGCCCCGCCTTTAGGTCCCATTAGCATAGTACCAAGAAGGCCCATTCCGGCAGAATCAACCAATTCTGAAGGCAAAGAATTATAAATATTATATATCCCTCTTATACTTGATTCAGCAGTATTAAAAAAAGAAGAAATATTTTGCTTTAAAACAGCTTTATCAAGATTATTAATATTTTCTGTCATTATCATAATAACATCATTTGCGGCATTTAATAATCCAGCATCAGCAATTGCAAGTTGAAAAGCACCCCAAGAATTTTTAAGTCTGTTCAAATTCGATAAGACACTTGTTCTGGCATCATCTATACTGCCAGAAAATTCTTTTTTCAGCCTTTGTGCGAATTTTGGAAGAAAATCATTTGATATAAGTTTACCATCAGCCATAAACTTATTAAGTTCTTCAGTTGTCATATTCATAGCTTCAGCCGCAAGTCTGAAAGCCCCAGGTAATCTTTCTCCTAATTGACCCCTTAATTCTTCAGCTTGAACTTTCCCTTTTGAAATCATTTGTTCAAGAGCTTTAAAGATTCCTTCAGTTTCATAAGAGCTTAATTGTAATGCAGTTACAGCCTGACTTACTGCTGAAAAAATATCTTTAGCAGTTTCACCTTCAAGACCAGTTCCTTTAGTAGCTGCCGCAAAATTTTTATACGCACTAGATAAAGAAAATAATTCAAGACCTAAATGTTCGGACGTTTTCTTTAAAAAAGTCATAGATTCAGCAGCCAATTTTTGAGAACCAACAGCAGCAGTCATACTTCTATTAAGTGAATCATATTGGACACCAACATCAAAAATTGATTTTCCTAAATATGAAAATGAAACCATAGAAGCCATAGAAGCTATTAATTTAAAATTATTACCAATACTTTGAATACTCGATTGAACCAATCTTGAAGCTGAAGCAGATTTATAAGCAGAATTTTGAAATTTTCCTAATGAGTTTATAACTTTGTTTATTTCATTAGTTGCTTGATCTTCAGCAACAATTATTATTTTAGTTTTTGGACTCATTCTGTATTTTTAGTTCCTCACATTCAAGAATTTGTATTTTACGTAATAATTTTGGTGATAAGTTTATATTATTCATTTCAAGAAATGAAAATATGACATTATAATCAAGTCCAGTTTTATAACCTGAACTATAACGCCATTGTGTACGACAAATTTCAAAGATTTCCCATGCTAAAATATTTTCTTTATTTATATGCAATTTATCATTGCATTCATTACAATTATTTTTTTTTGCTAACTTACACGCGTGACAGTACTTGTATCTTTCTTTGTTGTGCCACTGCCACACGTCAACAAGTTTTTTTCCTCTTCCATTCCATAAGTAAGATCAAGAATTTTTAAAAACAACTGAATAACCTTTTTAGGAGACATTTGATATAATCTTTCAAATTCTTTTTCATCAAAAATTTTTTGAAAAGTATTTACCATTATATCATTCCAATCACCTTCATAACTTTGAAGGTTTGAAATATTATATCCCTGTTCCTTTAATTCTAAAATATCTTTCCATTTCAATTCTGACATGAAAAATTCTTCATTTTCTAATACAATTTTTATTTTTTTATTATTCATTTTTATTTTCCTTAATTCATATTATCTTCATTTCCATAGTTATCAATGTTATTTTTTAATTGAAAAACTATAGATGAATTTAGAAGATTATTTTCATAATAAGCCTCAAAAGGAAATTCAACTAATAAGCCCGCTTGCCCGTCAAGCTTCTGCCCTTGCTTAAATAAAAGCTCTGGAATAGAAATTTTTAACGAGTGAGTATTATCACCCGCATCAAAAAAAATTTCCAATGAGCTTTTCATACCCTCTTTAGCTTTCATCCATAAAACTTGAGAATCAAATAAAGCAGTAATTGTTCCAGTAACATCAACAAATCCCTCAATAAGATCAGCACATTTACCCATATTACCAATACTTCTTAATTCATCAATATTATTTGTAATATTGATACTGCATTTTGTAACAGTAGCAATTGGGAGCCCATTTTCTTGGATTGTTGCTTGATATCCATAAAATTGTTTAAAAGCATATTTTGACTGTGCAGGTGTAACTAAATTTTTATTCCCTGATAATATTTCCTCTTTACCCATTATTCCAAAATTTAATTTAACTTCTTGCTGATCACCTAAATCAAGCCCAATTGAATTAATTTTTAATCCCTTAAATAATCCATAATAAGGAGGTTCTTCTAATCCATGTTCCAAAGCAAAAGAAGTTATTTCATCACGAGGTGTAAACATATGTGAATAAGGAGCTGTAGTTCCAGTTACCATCCCCCTACCAATTGCTTTCCCTAACCATAAGCCTAAATAATTATAATCTAAAGGTACAACAACATCACCATCAACAACAGTATCACTATTAATAGGTTTATTTCTATGCCGTGAACCTCTTATAATTTCAGATTTTTCAAGATTTCTTGTTTCAGAAATAGTACAAGAAAAAAAAGGTACTTGAATAGGAATAAATGTATCAGCATCAACAAGATTGCCAAATCCATTTTCTTCCGAAAAAACTAAAGTTCTTTTATACCCTCTTCCAATCATAATAAACCTCCTATAAACCAATAACATTGGGTTGATTGATAGTAATTATCAATGAACCCATAATTAATGGGAAAAAATTTATTGATTCAATTTCATAATCACATATTGATAATGCAATTTCTGGGATAGCTCCTTGTAATGTATTCCAAATATTTATTCCAATTTCATCAGCTTGTGATATTCCTTTATATTCATAAATATTATTATTTTGTTCACAAACATCATTTATAATACCAAAATCAACACTAAGAATATATTTATGTAAAGATACCTCTTGCCCTGTAGGAAAACCAACAGGTCTAATAACGCAAAAAGGACAATCATCTTCACCAGGTGGATTTCTTGAATCAACGCCAATAAATATTTTATCAAAAATATCTTTTTTTGATATTTCAATAGCCCATTTATTTGCGATTTCTGATAATTTCATTTCCACCACATTTCTTTTGATTCATAATGCATTAATTTTTTTTCAATATAAGTATTAAAATCAAATTTATATCGTTCATAAACAGGCGTGACCATATCTCTAGGTGGAAGAATAACATAATCTTTAGGTGGAATATAACCTGAAGCAAAAAATAACCTTCTCATCTTTGGAGTTACCTTTGTTTTATTCCCTTTTTGAAGCAAAGCTGCTATTCTTGATGCTGAACTATTAAGAAAACCGATTTTCAAAGACATTTTTCTTTTGTTTCGTTTGTATCTTATCGCTCTTCCTAAACGTCCATAAAACTTACCTAATCCTTCAGAATAAATATATCTTGCTGATCTTCCTGATAATGAACTGTTTATTGTAAAAGTTCTTTTTTCTTGAATTTCGCTTAATGGTTTCCAATTTGAACCTGATTCCATATATCGAACCATTTCTTTTCTTAGAAACCAACCAAGACTTGCAAGAGCTGTATTTATTAATTCAGGCTTTTTTTCTAACATATATTTTAAATATGGGCCTGCATTATCATTATATGCAAAACAAGTTTTATTATTAAATTTTATTTGTTTTGTAATTGCCTTTTTTTTAGCCATTCATCCTACCTTTTGAATAAGCAGTTATCATCAATATCCCATTTTCTTCATGCCACTGCATTATTTTCCACCAGTTATTTTTATAATAAATTTTATGCATATACTCTGGTTTATATTGTTCTATATCTACATATATGATTATTTGACTATTAATATGACTATTATATACTCCTGAACTTGCATCATTTGGCCCGTGTTTTTCCTCAATTACTGCAAATATCGCAGAATAATTATTATTTAAATCAACCAAATAATGCCTGCCAAAGTCTAATAAAAAAATTGTTGCTTCATTATAATCAATTTTCTTGGGATATAATGCCTGAATACTGGATTCAATTTCATCAAGAGATTTTTCAATAATATATTCTGATCCAATTCCTGAAATTAAATCCTGCTGCCTTGCACCATCAATATAGTTTTTAATTAGTATTCCATCAATTTCAGCATGAGTTCCAGAAACATTTAAAAAAGGTTTAAGACCATATAAATAAGCAATAATCTCAGCACTTGTTTTTTTAGAATCAATATCAATTTTACTATCTAAAGATAAATTATCTTTTAAAAACTCATAAATAAGCATTCCATCAGTTTCAGTAACTGAATTATCACCATCAACATCCAGACTGTAAAAAAAAGTATTCATATTTTTCCTATAAGCTTAAATACATATGTAAATATTGTTCAACAATATCATCATATTTTAATCTATCATCAACATTTTCCTGAATGATTTGAGCTAAAAGAGGACAATTTGGTCTAATCGCAACACAAAAATATTCATAATCAAGTTTCAAAACATCTTGTTCAAACTCAATTCCTGATGCATCATATCTGACTTTATTTGTAAGGATCGCCATTTTGTTAGATGTTTTATATTTTGTAATCTTGATTATCGTTTCTTTTAAGAAGCCTTGAAACGTTATAATATTTGCATTGGGAAAAATTTCAGTTGCAAGCATTGGATAGATACTACCTTGTCTGGCATAAATATAAGATGTCTTACTGTTTAATTTACTTAATATTGAATCTCTGCTGCCTCTGACATTTATTGCTAATACTATTCGTCTAACTTTAAAGTATGGAATCATGATTACCTTATTCAGCCTTTCATTACTTTTGGAAATAAAAAACGCAGCATCGCCGAATCCCAAAGCTAATTTATTAACAATATCTTCAAAAGTCCCATGAATTAAAATATAATCTGCTTTAACATTCATAATATCAGCTATTTTTTTTGAAAATTTTATATCAAATCCATACAATTCATCTTTTTGTCTAAATGCAAATGGAAAAACAGATTCTTCTTTAGAAATTAATATTTTGAATCTTTTCTTATCAACCAGTTCATCCCAGACTCCTTTCCTGATAACGTCATTGCCTTCTAATAATTTTTTAATAAATTCCTCTACTATTTTAATGATTTTATATTTAGAGGTATCACTATTTAAAGGCTCGATTTTGATATAAAACATCTTAATCTGACTTTTGATAATTTCTTCCAATAATTTTTTACGATCATCAATATTAACGTAAAAAATAACTGCTATATCCAAATTTGACAAGTTATGTCCACGTCCAATCAAATAAGACTGTAATGAAATATAGCTTGAAATCCAAGATTTTGTAATTTTTTTATAAATAAATAGATTGTTTTTTGATATTAATTCATATGCCTCAGGCACTGAATTTGAAGCCCAATGTGCTTCTTTTAATGCTCTAAAAAAAGAAAAAACAAAATCAGGATTTTCAACGATTTGTGGCAAAACCACACCAATCTTAAATGTTTCACCATTATTCTTTAAGGTTGGAGTTTCTGCACAAACACCATGTTCAAATCCAATACAAAAAAGAATAATTAAATTAATCACGATAATGTAGAGTATTTTGTATTTCTTTCTCATGAAATTTGTCCTTAAGTTTATTAAATTCCTGAAACATATTATTATATTTCTTATCAAAATCTTTAAAACCAATATTTATTTTTTTATCAAATTCAATTGCTTTTTCTAAAGTAATGATTTTCTTTTCTACATCATTTATTGACGATAAACTCTTCTTTTCTACATCATTTATTGACGATAAACTCTTCTTTTCTACATCATTTATTAAAGATAAACTCTTCTTTTCTACATCATTTATTAAAGATAAATTTTTCTTTTCTAAAGCATCAATTCTGGATTTAAAATTATTTATTAATTCATCTTTTTCAGATAAAAGCCCCTCAATTCTAGATATATTCTTAGCTATCTTTTCATTAATTTCAGCTCTTTTTATTGCTTCAAGCCGGTCATTTTGATCAATAAGGTCAAAACATTTTTCAATACTTGCCTTCAAAGTAAAATATGTACCTACACAAGAAGCAACGGATGTTATTAAAATAAGGATAATTCCAATAACATTATAACTAAATTGTACTGCACTATCTGCTTTTTCAATACCACCCATAATAACCTCCAAAATTTATACAGGCCATCTGATTGAAACGATATCGTTAATAAGATAATTGCTGTATTTGACCTGATCTCCCTGATTCCCTCCAATACATGATATCCTCTGCCCTGATGTAAAATTCATAATTTCCATATCTTTTAGAAATGCAACATGATTGCCGCCATTATTGAATTTAAAAACTACGATTGCCCCTGGTTTTCTTTCTTCAAATTTTAATTCCTTGCCCCAGCTCATCCAGTCTTTAACACGTTTTGTATCTGTACCATTTAGACCTGATTCCTTAACACACCAATTGACAAAACTTGCGCACCACGGCAATTCATCTGTAACATCAACATTTCCTTTTGTACTTCTATGATACTCTAAAATCCTTTCATTATGCTCATTTCCTGCAATTTCTTTAACTCCAATTTCTTTTTCCGCAATAGTCAGCCATTCAGGTACTTTATTATTCTTTTCATATTTTTCATAGTCATATTCCTCAAGAAATTTACTATGAGCATATCCAATCATTGAATAAGAAGTACAAATCTTAACCCAATCACCATCAATATCTTCAAATCTGACTATTTCATTATTATTCAATTTTCCTACTATTTCGCCATTTGGTTTACTTCGAAGATTTAAATGCCCAGAATCTATTTTTACCTTTAAATATTTTTTACTCATATTTACTCCTTATAAAATCTTTTT